ATTGGTTCGTTCGCTGGTTGTGCGCCACGTTCTTGCGACGGGTTTAACTTGCTGAAGCGCAGGCGTAACAATGGGAAGCGTAAGCTCCTCATTGCTCTCGGCTCAAGTTCTGTTCCAGAGCCAGATTCTGTTGATGGGTTTGATTACTGTGATATCTGGTCTACGAGGAAGGATACTAAGTTTCAATTCGAACCACGTACGAATCATGCTGAGATGATGTGCGATTACACGCATGTCTGGTGTCATGGTGGTGCTGGTACAATGGCAACCGCTGCGGCTGCCGGCTGTGAAGTTAAATCATTGTCGAAAGTTATCGATAGGCATTACAAACAGAATGTGCCGTTTACCTTCTCCAATTATCATTTCTGGTTCTGGTATGGAATGATGGGGAAGATGGTTTGGACTCATCGTTTCTTGTTGATGGCCAGAGTTATTCGGATGGACTTTACAGTTGTGTTGGCCCTTGCTTGTACGGTATTTATTGACTTTATTAGGCACCTTATTTTATGGTGGCTAGTCGGTAAATGGTTTATGAATGTGCTGGTTGATATGTTCGTCACCCGCAGTTTTGCAGGTTTAGCCGCTACGTTCCTTCGCCATGGGATCGATTGTATCAAGGATAGTAAGATAGCGTTGTTCTTTTTGACGTTTGCGATTCAATATTGGTATAAGACGGCATCTCCGACCCAGTTATTTCGTGATCTTGGAGTTGGAATGAGTATGATGTTTTACGGTATATATCGTGCTGGGACTCACACTGTTCTTGCGGGCATGTGGAGTGCAGGTAACCCGCTTGTTGCCATTGTTTTCGCGAATCTGTACAAGATGTTTGAGGAACGATATTGGATTGGCATGGTTGAGATGGGTATTTCTATAGCTATACGCTTATGTGACCCGTTTTGCGAGTTTGATGATTCTGTTTATATGCGGATCGTCAAGTGTGATGGTGTTGGATGGATGCCATTATATCATGTTGATTACATTTGTGGAGATGAAATCGCAGGTATTACTGCTGCGTCGCCTGGTGAACAGTTCAAGCCGAAGGAAAATCCGGAAGACCCTGATGTTCCAAATAGGTGGTACGTTCCCGATTATAAGGGCACGAAACGAATCTGTCGTTTCTATGCTGATCCTGTTAGCGAGAAGGAAAAGGCAGATTTCAAGATCTGCACCTCGTTGAACGCAAGCCAGTGGGCTGATTTCAAGGAACGACTTCGTACAATGGATGGACTCGCTTACACGGGTGTCAGGAATTGTCAAACGACGGCTTTGAAAGCACGTTGGCAGTTACCTGCTGGTGGTGATTTATATTTCATTGCCGCGTTAGCTTCGTTTTCAGTTGGATTTATGCTCGTTGCGTTAGGGCCATTGTTCTTTATGGCACTATTTGGTTATGGTATGTTTGCGGGTTCACTTTATGCCTTAGGGGATCCAGTGAACGCAACATGGTATGATATATTGTGCTTGGCCTTTACACCCAGCGGCGAATTGTTTAATGCCGGCAGGAATGTGAATGTCACAAGGAACCAAACTAGCAAGTATGCATTGCCGGTTGAATTCAAGCGGACCGTTATTAGTACGGTTGTAGAACTCGATGGGTGTGATGGATACTGCTTCGTTTCTGATGCAGCTTATGTTGAGGAAGCAACGAAGCGGTTTGATAAGGTTAGGCTCTTGTGTGAGCACCCTTGTCTTTTGAACGGTGAGTTGCTACCCGATCACGATGAGGAATATATTGTGCTTCGAGGGAAACCTGATTGGAGTGTTCTTGATTTGTTGGTGGCAAATCCATTACAGGCCACAATCTGCTACCATCGCAATGGGTTGCATGATTCCTGGGGTTCGATCGTTATTAAACGTGGTCGATCTCCAAAGCCTGAACTTATTGTGTGCAATGATAATATATTGTTGTACACAGCTCATGCGCCGATCCGGCGGACAGTGGACGTTGTTATGTTTGGTACAGACGATGTCTTTTCGACCAAATTAGAGTTTGGTGGTCCAAAGGGAATCGACGCGGCATTGCGCGCGCGCGTCCCAATGAAGTTATGGGATGCATTGGATATTTCTGTTGGCCAGTTGAGTATCGGCACGAAGCCTGTTGTCTTTGAGCCGATGATTTCGGATCTCTACACGCAGGGCAATGCCCCAAAATTGTTGTATCATATCTTTTACTTCAATATGGGTGCATGTATGCGTCGGTTACAGAAATTAGGCGTCCAGCTAGAGGATCTCATTGTTAGGGGTGCGGCCAGTTTCGAGGATTGTTACCTGCTCGCTGAAATTGAGCGGTTGTTAGAAACATTCGATTATGGACATCGCAGCAAGAAGCCTGCATGGGCGCCAAAGAATAAGCCACTTAAGGTTAAGGGCTGGCACGGCGGCGTTCTCTTAAATGAGAATCCTGTTTTCAAGAATCCGGGCTATGCTGCAACACTCGATCATTACCTAACGCATTTGGAATTGTTCGGGAAGAAGAGTGCAAAGGTTGGTGAATTTGTGCGGCAGGTTAACCGCAACCCACACATCGATTTATTGCTGAAGACACGCGGTATTGATATGGGTGGTATTGATGGTATTGATGGTATCGTTCTTGCCTGTAAGGAGGTTATGATTGCATCTCTTGCTTCGTATTCTTATGATAGGACGACGGATGCTATACTGGATGAGGACGTCATCGTGGTTTCGGAAACGATTGTGAATCGGAATCCGGAATTGTACCTTGAGGCCCGGTTGGCTGATCCGAAGAAACTGGTGAATCATTTTATGAAGCATCAGAAGTATTCGGCTGGCTTGCCTTTCATTGGATTCGAGAAACCATTGAAGAAACGTCAGGACCTGCGTACAGGAAAATGGCTTGGTCCGATTGCACGGATGGCCTTGTTGCCTTTTGAAACGGGTGATTGGTTGCCATCATTGGCACATGCGTTCCCGAAGTCTCAGGTTGTCCCGAAACATAAGTTGATGGAGAATCCTGGGAAATTGAGGTCGATTGTTGCGACATCACTTTTGAATAATGTCCAACAAGGAGTGCTCAATTTTGATATCAACAATCGGCACGCGCCGCATGATGAACCAGGGAAGTGTGGCATTACATTGAATGGGGCCGCGCTCGGTGCTGTTTTCACGGAGGCGTCGAGATACAAGTATGTGTACTCGTTCGATGGTGTTTCCTTCGATCGTAACCTTTTGAGTAATACTTTCCGGATTATCGGAGAGATCAGGAAGGCTGGTTA